TCTGTTTTGAAGAGCATTTCCTTCCGTCGAGTTAAGATTAAAGGTGCAGTTATTGAAGATAGTCTGACCTCCATCTGTCATTACGGAGAGCCCTAAGTTTGAGTCGGGATTTCGGGCAAGTGGCTGGACGATCTTGGAGATGTTCGACAAGCTTTCTTGGTTGTATCCCTCAGCTGGGATTTGGCTACCTGTAGTGAGTGATTGGGCTAGGTTCTTCAAGTGCTGCCCAAAATCAATCAAGGTATTAGCATTCCCCGCTGCCACTATTGCTGTTGGAAGTACAGCCTCTATGAACTCAAATACAATACTACCTTCTTCAACCTTCTTGATATTCAATCGGGCATTCGTGCCATGCCGGCCTCGTCCCTTTAAGAAATGGCTGTATTCACTCTGTATAGCGAGAATACTGTCAGTGAAGTCTAATAGATCTACTGGGGCATTATTGTCTAAGTGGTATCGGAGGTATACCAATTCGGGATCCTGATCCTGTGTCATAGCGAGATTGTTGTGTGAAGTGTTATCTGCAACAAAGGTAGATAATTTGAGTTACCCTTGCTTTATGCCTACTTGTAGTGCTGGCGCCTTCCTATATCGGTCTCGAACGGCCATTGAGCTCGGATAGCCTACGCCTGTGATGAAGGTCGCCCAGTGGTGCATCAGCTCGCCGTGCTGGTGGTCCAGGTCGGAGGAGATGAGCTGTAGCCCTGAGAAGCCATCACCCGCCAGTCCGATAGGTGCGCTCTCCACCTGCTCGATGAGGTCGAGATAAGCGAGCGGGTCATCTTCCAGGCATCGGCGCTCGTCCGTCAGCTCCAGCGACTCGTGAGGATCCTCGGGGGTATACTTGTGCACAAGGTGTAGGACGATCTCCATAGGCACACGCGGGGTGCCTTGCCCTGCCGATGTGTAGGTGATAGGTGCGAACTCTACGAAAACAGCTGGTGTCTCGAAGAGTATACCGCTGGGGAGGTCTTCCATATTTTCGTTCCACAGCCCGATGTGCTTCAGGTCTGTGACCTTCTCTTGTAGGCGCTCCTTAAGCGCCTGGTAAATCTCACGTCTCATATTCAATTTCAATGTCTATTTAATCAGTGATTGATGATCAGTGATTGATGGGGGCGCTCGGCTCGACGTAGTCGGGCATTAAGCTCCTCGCGCCACAGGTCGACGTGCTTGGTGACGATGCGCTGGATGAGCTCCTCGACCTTGGGGTGGTTGCCGACGAAGCGGCGCTGTGGCATACGAAGCCGTCGCTTGAAGGAGCGGACCTTGTGGCTGCGTACCTTGACGCGCTTGCGCTTCAGGCCTCGCTTGCCCTTGACCAGACGGATAGCCGTCGTCTCCTTGCGTGTGTGCTGAGGGACGGTGACCTCTCCGTTGAAGCCCTCGTTGTGGAGCGAAGCGTAGGGCATCGCCGAGGTAAAGGATACACCCGATGGCATGACCTGCCCCTTCAGTGAGCGTCGTAGCTTGCCTGTGACAAGGAGTAGCGACCCGCGCTGTGCTCGCTTCCTGGACGACTTCCAGCCACCTTCGCTACGGGGCTTCCAGGGGCGGTCAAAGAATGCTTTACGGCGGAAGTTTTCGTGAAACTCCGAAGTTAGCCCGCCACGTACCTCCTGCTTGATGTCCTCGAAGACCTGTCTACTGCTGCGCATCTCCTGATGTGTTATTTATTTTGTATCTTTGTTAGTGGATCAGGTGGGCAATAGCCCACTTGTACCGCCAAAGGCTAGCCCCAGGGGTGTATTCGTTACACTCTTGGGGCTAGCTCATTTCTTGCCCTTTGTCTTACGCTCCCAGTCTTGTCTATCCACGATGCGGTCATATAGGACTCCCTCGTCATTGGGAGCGATGAAGCGCACACTCTGCAGGGTGGGGTGATCTTTGAACTTGGACCCCATCGCTCGAGCGATGGTAAGATCATCGAGTACATCTGGCAGCATGAGCACAACGTGTGGAGCCTGCGAAATAGCGTTACGGATCTCTTGCTTGATGGTGTTAAGCTTAACCTCTGTAAGCGTCTTGTACTCCTCATCTCGATCCAGTGTCTCATTGAAGCTGTCACAGCTAGGGATGCCCAGGTTGCTCTTGTCAGGATAGAGGCGGATGTGGTAGCCGTGTGTATTGGCTAGCCACGATGCGATGACTGTATTTTTTTCCACCTCTTGACTATTGAGACCAATGTGTCGTAGCACCTGCCCCTGCTTGGTCGGGATGAGCTTAAACTCATCCTCCTTAACCTTGATCTGCTCTAGCTCCCTGAGCACCTCACACTCGGACTCCTCCTTGCTGTGTTTCGTGATCTCGCAGTGGGAGATACCGCGCTTGCCGTAGTAGGGGTGCTTGTCGGGGAAGAGGCATAGGTCTCGCCCAGGGTTGCCACGGAAGAGCTCTTGCTTGTTTCCTCGGAGGGCAGCATCACCACGCTCCCACGCTGAGCGAGGATCGGATAGCGGTGTCTCGGGGAGGACCTCCACAGCATCACAGCGACAGCCCCACCCGTTAGGAGGGAAGTAGTCCTGCCAGAAGCGATCCTCCTTGGGTAGTCGAGTGCGATCTAGGGCCTCATGAGCTGGTCTGACCTTGTTGTCTCCAGCGGTACGATACTCGAGGATGCTCTTAGGCGCTGTGGAGTGCCAGCGATCAGCCATGAGGGCAGAGCCTACGGCATGGTCGTACTCACTCTCCAGGTAGCGGACATTATAGCGGTCGTGGATAGCGCGTACCTCTTCAGAGAACTCAGCGAAGGGCTTGATAGACCCGTCGTCCTTCAACAGCGACAAGCCCAGCTCACGCATCGTGTGATAGGATTTGAAGCCAGAGAAGATGAAGGCGTTATTCTCCAGCGCGTCACGAACGACCTGTGGTGTGGAGTGACTGATGTGGTCCAGGGCAGGCTGTAGACACTCGTAGGTCTCACGGATGGCAGCGACTATGGGGGCATCTCGGAGCATCTTGCGCTCAAAGTGCCCCTTCCTATATACATAGCGTGCCGCCCTCATGAAGACCTCGGAGCGGTAGGTGTGCTTCGTCGGTGTGTTACGCCTTGATAGCTGACACGAAGGGCAGCTGCATGGAGTGTATAGCTCGTCGAGCTCTTTATGTAGCTGGAGGTATCTCTTGGGGAGAGGTAGCTGAAGCTCCGCCCCTCCCCCTAAGCGAAAAAATCGTCAGCTCGTGAGAGTTGCTTGCTCGTGTTGTCCTCCTGCTCCAAAGAGCTGTCACGCTCCCCGATGATGGGGATATTGTACTTCTCGGCGAAGTACGCAGGATCGATCTTGTAGTATTGGAGAATAGCCCGCTCCTCCTCACGCATCTCGGCGTCTGTCATTTCGTCGCTGTAGTCCCACTCAAATGTGAGGCCCTTGAGGGGGAAGCCCGAAGCGATCATCAGAGGGAGGAGGCGGTCATTGATGATGTAGGACAGGCGACGGGCGTCTGAGGCGCAGACGTTCTCGAAGATCTCAAGGTGGACCTCAGACTGAGAGAGGGAGGCACCGTTGTCAATGGTCATCGTCTGGTTGAGGATGATCTTAGAGAGCTCCTTGTCGCATCGCTCAAGGCGCTTGTCATAGACGTTGTAGGCATCACCTCGGCTGGTCTCCTCAAAGGAGATGGTCGTGCCCTCGGGGAAGACACCATAGGACGCTGCCCCCATCGACGCCATGATGCGCTCGATGTCGTCAAGGTCTTTCTTATTTGTGGCGGTCGTGTTGGCCACACGCATAGGCATCCCGAAGATCTCGCCGAAGGTATCCCAGTAGGCCCCCATATTCTTCTTACTTAGATAATATGGGGCACACTTGAGGAGGAGCCCTAAGTCGTGGGGCTTGCCTACCTCGATTAGCCATCGGGAGAAGTCTCCTTCACGGAAGGGAATACCACGCTTGATATCATCGGTAGGCTCTCGCAGGATCATGCCATACTCGGGGATAACGTGCTTTCGGGGGATGAGCTCTGCAGAAGCAAAGCGCATACCTCTCTCGTCTTTGACCACCTCTCCCAACTCTATAAGGCTATGCCCCCAAAATGTGGCATCGAGGGCGAGATCCAGGAAGCTATGAAACCACTCACGGCGGAAGAGGTCGGAGGCTTCGTCGCTCTCCGCACCCTCCTTGTCGATGAGCTTGAAGGGGCGGGATAAGGTCTTGCTCTTGCGTTGCTCAATAGCACCCGTTATATGACCATCAACGAGGGTGTCGGTGTAGAGGTCGTAGAGCGCCAAGCGTCGGGGGTTGTCGACGGAGAGCGCCATCTGCCAAGCGTGTCGCCAGGTAGCGATGTCCTTGCGGGTAAGTGCATCCGCCTTACGGATGAGCTCGGCGGTGACGCGACCGCCTGATCCAGTGATCTGTCGCGCAAAGTGAAGCAGACGTGCCTCTCTCTGCTCAAGAGTTAATTCAGCCATAGTCTAATAGTGATAGGAGCTCTTCTCTATGCTCCCAAAGCGCAGCGCCCCGTTGGGGTGAGCTTCTCCTGTAGTTGAGTCAGATGATAATAGGGGGAGAGCTGGTGTCGTCTTCCCCGCCTGTACATTCTCCAGCCATGCTATCGATTCGTCATAGCGATCCTTCCAGCGCTCGTAGCCCATATTCTGGGGTAGCCGATGGACCATCTGATAGAGTGCTATGTGTATGATGGCTTGTACGAGCCGGGGGTTACGCTCCTCTCTGAGCTTCGAATAGGCCTCGTCTACGTTGTATCGGGTGCGCAGATAGCCGGCAGCGATCTCGCAGGCTACTGCCTCAGCTCGTTGCCATTCGTCGGGATACCTACTGATGATCGCTTGCTCTCGCTCGTCGATAGCAATGCGGTAGTCATTCTCGTCGATGTACATAGTGGTTAGGCGTTAGGGTGAGTGTCGTAGACGGCGCGCTGCAGAGCCACCTCGCGCAGGTCTGGCTTGATGTCAGCGTAGCAGTAGATGTGGGGTATGGGCGTCCGCTCGTCTCCCTCGACCTCGGGGATGATTAGCATGCGCTCGCTTGCAAGATTAGCGAGACGCTTTGCGCGATAGGCGGCTATCAGGCATCGGATGCTGAATGCGATGAGACGAAGGGCGCGATAGCTATAGCGCCAAGATGTGACTAACATAGTTCTGTTACCATTGATTTTTGAGACTGGTGATGCGTCTGCCCACCTTCGGAGCGACGCCGAGGGTTCGGGAGGATCGCTGAAGGAGCCAGATAGCCCCCTCGTCGGCATCGGGGCCGTCATCGTGGCCACGCATGCCCTTCTCCATCGATAGGGTCTGCTCAACAGATACGAGCATGTCGGGCGACGACTTCTCATCTTCATTGTAGTAGACCTTTCCACGCTCCCAAAGTGGGGAGATGGCTTCGATACGGGCGAACTTGTTCTCCTTCTTTCGTCGGTCGGGGCTGATGGGAAGCTGATAGCCTCGGGCATTGCCTTCCGCGGAGAAGTCGTCGAGGAGGCTGTCCTGCATGAAGCCCGCTTCGAGGTAGATGCGTAGGCTGGCTCCTTCGTCCCTGACCCACTCATAGGTGTCGTAGACCCAGCGGACCATCTCTGATATGGAGCACTGACGCAGGAAGGCTTTGATATGGTGTAGCTCGCCCGAAGGGAGTGATCCCCATAGTTTGGCTGCCTTGTAGTCGTTCTTGGCCGTCCCCTTCCACGAGGGGTCGATATATAGGACAAGCCCACTATAGGAGGTCAGGCGGGGGAGCTTCTTGTATTGAATCCACTCGGCGCGGAAGACACTGCCTGCCGTTATGGGGTTGTTCATATACTCCTTCTGGAAGGCACGGTAGCCCGAGAAAGCTTCGAGTGATGCTACCTCCTCCCGTGTCCACTTCGCCCCCCAGGTGACCTCGCCCTTTGGGGTGAGGATGTTGACTCGGGAGACGGGGACGGTCGGTGTATGAGAGA